GACACCGCCCGTGCCCCCGCCGCCGGTGAGCGCGCCCATGCCGAACTTGCCGTCGTTGATCGCCCGCAGCAGCGGCAGATTCCTGGCCGTCTGCCGGGCGTTGACTACGAACTCCTTGGCGGAGAGCCACGGCGCGAACACCGAGTCGGACGTGCCCGTGCCGGGTCCGTCGACCAGACCGCCCCCGGCGTAGCCCCTGCCCCGGTGCGCGAACCCGCGCCCCGTGTACAGGCCTCCCGTGGCGCCCTTCGGCCGGCGGAGCATCGGCGGGACGTTGCCACCGGACCGGATGGTCTTGATGTAGTTGGTGGTGTAGACCCCGATGCCGACCGTTTTGCCCCGGACGCTGGCGATGGCGCCCTTGGCCATCCGGATCTTCTCCAGGAGCTGCCCGATCTCGGCGCGTACCTGCGCCTTGCGGCTGTCCGGTACGGACCGCAGCTTTTCCCGGGCGGCGGCGAGCTTCGCCTGCAGGTCCTGCAGGTTGCCGCGCAGGTAGGCGGTCTTGTTGGGGGTCCTCAGGATCTGGCCGGCGAGCCGCACGGCCTGTGCACGGGTCAGGCCCATGGCGTCGGCCGAGCGGATCAGCGCGGCCCGGCCCCGGTCGTATTGGCCCTTGGCGTAGGACCAGGAGCGGCCCGACTCCCGGGCGGCGGCGACGTTTCCCTCGGTCTTGCGCGCCAGCTCGGTCAGGGCGGCCGAGGCCTCACGCGCCTTCGGGCCATTGAGGTCCAGCTCGCCGCGGACCATCCGCAGGGCCTTGGCGTGCGAGCGGGTCAGCTTCGCGGCATTGTCGATCGCCGCTTCCATGCCCGCGCGGCCATCGAGCGCCGCGCGGTTGACCTCGTTCAGCGCCATGATGCTCTGGCGCAGTCCGTCGGTGCTGCGCTTCTGCGCGTCGAGCTTGGCCTGCACTGCCTGAGCCTGCGCGCCGAACAGACCCATCGACTCGGCGGCCAGCTGCTCCTCGAACTTCTTGTCCGCGAGGGCCTGCTTGTAGTCGTCGAGCTGACCCGTCAGCTTCGAGACGTCGCGGCCGCCCTTGCCGTACTCGGCGGTCAGCCGCTTCAGCGCGGCCGCAGCGATGTCCGCCTTGCCGCCCTGCACAAGGCTGGTGAGGGAGTCGTCGAGCGCGTCGAGCCGCTCCTTGGCCTCCTTGCTCGGCGTGGAGTCGGCCATGCCGAGCGAGAGGATCTTGACGGCCGCGTTCTGGATGTTGTCGACCGTGCTCGGGTCGGTGATGTTCCGCACCGATCCGTACAGGCCGTCAAGGTCCGAGCCGAACAGCCGGGCCGCCTCGCCGCTCGCCCTGCCGGACTGGCCCAGCTTGCCCAGGCTCGTCGTCAGTTTGTCGACGTCAGGCGGCGCCTGCCGGCCGAGGTTGCCGAGCTTGCTGATGGCCATGACCATCAGGCCCACACCGACAGCGGCGACGCCCAGCTTCGCGTTGCGGGACAGTGCACCGAAAGCGCCGGTGAGGCGACCGACGCGTCCAGTCGCACCGGCCGCGCCCGTGCCCATGGCGACGATCTGCGTACCGAACGCGGCCAGGCCCGTGCGCGCGGCCCCCAGACCTGCCGCGGCCAGACGAGCCAGCCGCAGGGCCACGGCGAGCTGCAGCAGCACAGAGATCGCGCCGGGCGGTACGGCGGCCGCGACGCTCGCCAGAACATCGACGGCCTGGAGCATGCCGACGCCGACCTCAGAGCCTGCCTCCAGGACGTGCATCAGGGCGGTGCCCACGTTCTGCAGGACGCTGCCCACCGTGGGGCCCTGGGCGCGCGCCCAGTCCATGAACTCGCGGACCTGCCCGCCTGCTTGGCCGCCTCCCCCCTGGTTGAGGGTGCTGAGGAAGCGCACGACCCGGTCGTTCGCGCGGGACAGGGTGTTGGTCGAGAAGTCGGTGAAACGTCGGTTCAGCCCGTCCAGGCCGGGGGTGGTCATGGCTCCGCCGATGAGGGTGAGGAACCGGTCGACCTGCCCGGACGCGCCGCGCACGAGCCCACTCGTCTTGGGCAGCAGCGCGTTGGCCAGGGCCACGCCCTTGGTGAAGGGCGCCATGGTGTCGCCCGCGAGGCTGTCGGACCACGCCTTGGTCTCATCCTTCAGGACACCGACCGCGGCGGCCGCACGGCGCGTCTCCGGCGGCAGCTTGGCGACCGCCTGCGCGTACTCGGCCTGCGCCGTGATCGCCGCCTCGGAGCGGGCGCCGCTCTTCTGTACCGCGTCCTGGTACTTCTTCTCCGCCTCTGACGCCTCGCCGAGTGCCGCGACCTGCGGCACCAGGGCGGCGGTCATCGCGATCGTCGCCACCGCCACCGCGCCCGCCCCGGCGGCGATCGGCGCGAGCGAGGCCGCGGCGGGGAGCGCCGCCGGCGCCAGACTGAGTGTTGATTTCTTCAGCTGGTCGAGGGCCTTGCTTCCCGCATTCGTGTCCCGCTGCATCGCCGCCATGCGGCTCGAGGTGTCCGTCGTGAACCGGGCCACCGACGCCGAGCTGCTGTTCGCGGCAGCGTTGATGCGGCGGTGCATCCGCTCGGCCGAGTCGCCCGCCCGGTCCAGAACACGGGACAGCTGGTCGCGTCCGGTGAGGACGAAGTTCATGACCTGCGACACCGCTACTCACCGCCTTCGGTCTGCTGGGCGCGCTGGTGGGCGTCGATCCAGGCGATGAGGTTGTAGAAGTCGTCGACGATCAGGCCGTCGACGGCTGCAGGTGGGATGTGGAGGAGGTGGGCGAAGAGTCCGAGGTAGACGGCTCGGGCGAGACAGATGTCGGGCTCGGGCTCGGCGGCGGGGCCGGGGTCTCCGCGTCCGGCGGTGCCGGCGTCAGCGGGGCGGTCTCCGCTTTTGGGCCGTCGGCCGCCGTGTCGATGTAGGCATCGGCCCACTCGGGATCGACGCAGGCGGGGATGATCTCGCGCAGCGCGGTCAGGACCGCGTCGCGGTCGAGCTCGGGGTCCTCGCCCATCGCGGTCAGCATGTTGTCGACCCAGTCGCGGGTCTCCTGGTTGTCCATGCGGGTGACCATCTCGGTGACGCCGGGGTCGAACTCGCCCCACCGCAGGGACGGCTGGCTGCGTTTCTTGATGACCCAGACGATGCCGCGCATCGCGTCGAGATCCTCGGCCACCAGGCCGTTCTTGATCTCGCCCCACTTCTGATCGATGGTGCGCTGCACGATGCTGACCTCGGACACTCGCAGCGTCGTGGCGTCGTAGTGCTCGGGCTCGGCGCCCGCAGGTGTGTAGACGATGATCAAGGTGGCTCCTATTCGAGTTGGCGCCGCACGTTGTCCAGGACGCGAGCGATCTCGCGCTCCATGCGCGGTTGGTGCTTGCGGACGGTGGTGTCCCACCAGGGCGGCGAGGCGGTCTGTGTGGCCCACCGCTTGCGGTTGCCGAACACCGGGTGCCTGATTCGGCCGCTGTTGATCGTGTCGGCCATGTTCTTCAGGTCCGGCGGCAGCCGCCCTTTGTCGACCCACACGCGGGCGCCTGCGGCGCCGCTGGTGTTGCGGACGCTGATCCGGATGGCGGCGGCGATCGTCGCGCGCAGCGGGCGCGTGGTCGGCGAGGGGCCGCCACGCTTGCCGCCCTTGCGGCCCTCGGAGCGGATCGGCAGAGCGCGCATCGTTTGCTGCAGGTCGTCGCGCAGCGGCTCGGCCGCGCGCCGGACACGGCGCTGCATGGACGCGCGGAGGTTCTCGTGCCCCGCCGCCCGCAGCCGCCGCTGCAGTTCGAGAAGCTGGCCAGTGCCGAGGATGCGGACCTGGCCAGCCATCAGAGCGCCGTGTCGGTGCTCATGTATTCGATCTTCACCGGGTTCGTGCCGTCGTACAGGCCCACGTAGTTGAAGGTGGGCTTGACTACACCGAACCCGTCGACGACCGGCGGTCCCTCGTCGAGGCGGATGGCGGGCAGGACCACGCGGAACGTCTCGAAGTGGGTGGCGGCGATGAGAGGGCCGACGAACTCCCACACCAAGCTGGTCACGCCGTCAGAGGTGTGCAGATCATCGAGCGTCGTAGAGACGTAGTCCGACTCCAGGTTGCCGCTGATCTTCACCTGGTCGTTGGAGATCGGCTCCTTCTTCAGACCCGACTGGCCCGCGTAGAAGCGCTCCACTTCCTGCGGCCGCTCGATCTTGCACGACACCTTGCGGATCCCGTCGAGTGCCGTCTCCGCGCCGTAGGTTCCGGTCTTCAGCGCCATCTGCCCGAAGTGGAACGGGGCCATGTTCGCGTAGGACGCCACGGCGAGCGCAGAGGACTCCTCGACGTCCTTGCCGTCGAACTCGAACGACCCGGTGAGCATGCCGCCCACCTCGCACGAGAACTCTGCCGAGGTGACCTTGCACCCCAGGAAGTTCTTCTTCGTCACCGTGCCGGTCGTCAGCGGCACGCCCTTCTGAATGGTCAGGCTCTTGCCCGCCGTGTCGGCCAGGATGTGCGTCTGCAGGTAGGCGGCGGTCGCGGCCTGCTGAGCGGGTGTGACGGACGTGCCCATGAGCGCCTGCAGCAGGATGCCCATGGACTTGTTGGTGACCTCCAGGTCGACGCTGCCAGAGGCCTCCTTGCGGGTCAGTACGCGCCGCGACGACAGGGCGAGCAGGCGTCCGGCCGCGATGCCCGCAGACTGCGCCGTCGTCTTCTTGAGCACCAAGGACTCTTTGGTGAACTCGATGAACTTCGTCGGCGCCACGTAGGTGCCATAGGTCACCTCGGGCGCGATGCCCATCTGCGCGCCGAGCCCGGATCCGATCGCCATGTCAGACCTCGTCCTTCTGCGGCTTGGCCGCGATCTTCCGCACCGGCAGCGGCGCCGGGTCGTCCTTGGGTTCCTCGACGGGCTCCCACGTCTGCACCTGGCAGACGTAGCCCTCGTAACGGTCGTCGGGTACCTCGACGACCTGGTCCGGCTCGACGGTCCGCCCGCCGAGCTCGGGCACGGTCACCGGTTCCGGGCCGATGTAGCGCACTCGCGCCATGACGTACTCCTCTGCATGGTGTGGGGTCAGATACGGGCGCGGCAGGCGACGGTGAAGTGCAGGCCCGCCAGGGCCCCGTCCTGGTTCTGCTCCTGCACGAGGTTTCCGGCGGTGACCTCGCACCACAGGACCGTGCCGGTCAAGGTGGGCGCCTCGGGTGCCGCGTCGGTCGCGCGCAGGGCGGTCTCGACCGCGGCGACGATCCCGAACACGGTCGCCCGGCGCAGCGCCATGTCCTTGTCGCCCGCCCGCGCCTCGGCGTAACAGGCGATGCTGAACATCTCGTCACGCGTGCGGGCGCCAGCGGAAGCGAACTGCTGCGTCAGCTCGACTGCTTGCTCGGCGCCGGGCGCCCAACCGACGTACAGGTGCCGCCGGTCAGCCAAGTTCACCGCCACCGGCCCGTCGTGGACGGCGACATCCTCCAGGGCGGGCGATGCCCGCAAGATGTTCAGCAGTGCGTGGATGGCCGCGGGCACGCGGGAGGTCAGCATCACGCCACCGCCGGCGGTGTCTTGTACGGCTCCAGCAGTTCCAGCACGCGGTTGGGCACGGCGTACCCGAAGCCCACGACGGGCTCGGTGACGGCGTAGTCGTCGCCGCCCCCGACGGCGCCGCGCGCCGCCCCGTACTGGGTTCGCCACAGGTGTTGAAGGAGAATCGCTGCGGCAAGCTTGACCGTGGCCGGCACCGCGCCGCGGCCCGCCTCGTAGACAACCGTCCACGGGCCGCGGCAGAAGAGGCCGCCGTCCAGGCGCGTGACCACACCCGTGACGCTGTCCAGCGCCAGGCCCGCCACGTTCAGCGCGGTACCGGTGGGCAGGACGGGTGTCGCGGATGTCAGGGACACGGCGGGTGTCTGCCGCAGGCGCAGCGCGGGCCCGTGGCTGTCGATGGTCTCGGTGACGGTGCGGGTCTCCACGGGCCCGATGTATCCCTCGATCACCGGGGCCAGGGCGTCGATGTACAGCGGCAGTTCGGCGTCGTGCGCCGTGGTCTCGATGTCGAGCTGCTGCTTGGCCTCGGCCAGTGTCAGCAGTGCCATGCCCGCCCCCTCTACTCGGGTGCTCGCGTCTTGGCGGGACGGCGCTTGCGGGTGGCGCGCTCGGGGGCGGCGGTCTCCGGGGTCTCCGCAGGTGTGCCGCGCACCAACTCTGCGCGCATCCCGTCGGCCCAGGCGGTGGCCTCGGAGCCGGGCAGATCGATCTCCTGCCCGGCCTCCCAGGTGAAGCCGTCACCCGCCACGCTGGTCAGCATGCGGATGCGCGGCATCACTCACCCAGCCCGCGGTGACGCTCGCGGATCTCGCGCTCGGCACGCGCTTCGGCCGTCTCGATAGCTGCATCCTGTGCGTCCTTCAGCGCCTTGACGTCCGGGTCCGGCTCGGCCGCACCGGTGCCGGCCTCGTCCTGGCGGTCGCTGACACCACGGGCGGCGACGTCGACCGCTGACGCGGCCTGCGTGGCGAGCTGCTCCTTGGCCGCGGCGATGGCCACGTCCTTGTCGCCGATGAACTCGGGGTTGATCTGGTCCATCGAGCCGTCGGCCCGGCGTGAGGCCATGACGATGCGGTCGTGGTCGCCGTGCTCGGCCGCCTTCGGGGTGGGCTTCTCCTCCAGGACGCTGCTCTGCTCCGCGTCCTTCTTCGGCATGGTCGCCATGCTGCTGTTCTCCTTCTGCCGTGTGGCGGACTGGGCGGTGAACGGCCCGATCAGGTCGCGGAGTTGCGGTACGCCTTGTACGCGGCGGTGTCCTGCGGGGTGCCGTCGGTGCGTGCGAAGGCGAGGAACCCGACCTGCAGGTAGTCGGCGTACCGCTCGGCCAGGCGCAGCATCTGCACGTCCTGGACGTCGCGGATGAGGTAGCCCGCGAAGAAGTCGCCGAACAGGATGGATCGCGCATTGGCGGCCATCACGGGCATGTCCTGGTTGACGGTGTACTTGTAGCCGAGCAGCCCATCCGGGACGCCGACCTGGATGGACGGCTCCCACAGCGGGCGGCCCTGGCCGTCCTTCAGCTTGCGGGCAGTGGCCAGCGTGGCGTCGTTCAGCATGAAGCCGACGCGGCCGCTGTTGCGGTAGGCCGGGTCCACGGAGTGGATGAGGTCGATCAGGTCGTCGTAGGTGACCGACGTCGTCTGGCCGGTCCCGCCGGTCTTGCCGATGACCGCGTTGGTCTGCACGCCTTCCGGCTGGGCGGTGCCGGTGCCGGTGGTGAAGTGGGCGTTCTGCGCGCGGCCGATGCGCCGGCCGAGGACCTGCGCGAGCCACGCCTCGAGGTTGAACGCGGAGTCGTTCAGCAGCTGCAGGCTGACGCGCACCAGCTTGGACGTGTACATGTACGCGCCGACGTCGTTGGTGCCGATCGTCACGTCCTGCTCGGTGACCTGCGTGTTCTCCGACAGGATCGCGCCGACGTTCGCGGTGTCGTCGTTGGTGGGCCAGGGCAGCGTCGCGCCGGTCTCGGTGGTGATGACCTCGGCGACATCGCGCATCGAGCTGAAGAACTTCATCGTCTCGATGAGCTGGGCGCGGAACGCTGGCGGCACGGTGTAGCCGCCGGCCGCGCCGGTGGCGACGCCGGCGGCGCGGAGCTCCTTGCCGTCGACCCAGCCGGAACGCAGGGCGGTGCGCTGTTCGCTGGTCAGGTCGGCGGTGCCGTCGCGCATCCACGACCGGTATGCCTCGGCGTAGGCCTCGGCCTTGTCCGGGCCGCCGTGCCTCTCCTCGTCGGCTTCCTTGGTCGCCTCGATGACCTGGGAGTAGTCGATGCTGGCGAGGCGCTGGTGGCGCTCGTCGCGTTCGATGTCGGCGGACAGCCGCTCGACATCGGCGAGGGCGGCGTCCCAGGCGGCGCGGTCCTCGGCGGACATCTCCGCTTCGGTGGCCGCGCGGTTCTGGAACTCCTGTGCCTTGTCCCAGGCGGTGGCCCGCTGGTCGAGCAGGGTCTGAAGGGTGGGCATGCGTGCCTCCAGCACGAAGAGCCCCACGCCGGTACGGCAGGGGCTGGGGGATGGTGTGGGTGCGGCTACCGCGCCAGGCGGTAGCGGGCGGCGAGCAGCTCCATCTGCCTCGCCTGACGGCCCCCAGTGGTCTCTCCCGGCTGGGTTGCGTCGCTGCCCCGAGTGGGCGCGGGGCCCGGCTCGTGGCGGAAGTCGAGAAGCTCGGGCCGGATGGCGGCCCGGCGGTCGAAGGCGGCGGCGTCGCCGCGCGCGGCCAGAGCCGTACCGACGGACCGCAGGGCCGCGTCGGTGCCCTCGTAGGCGGGGAAGGTTACGGCGCTGACCTCGTAGAGCTGCACTTCGCGGATGATGCGCAGTTCTGCCTCCATCTCGCCCTCAGACGTGGAAACGGTGATCGTCTGCCAGTCGTCCTTGACGGTGCGAAAGCCGAAGCTCATGCCGGTGATGTTCTTGTTCTCCAGGTTCACAACCAGGTCCCCGACATAGGACAGGCGGGTGTCCAGATCAGAGCTGACCGCCAGACCGACCTGGTCCTGTGCCAAGCGCAGGGAACCGGCCGACACGCGAGAGACGACCAGCCTGGTGTCGTGGTCGATGAGGTACCGGGAATCGCCCTCGCTCAGCGTCTTGGTGTAGGCGCCGGGCGCGATCTCCTCGAAGAAGCCCCAGGTGAAAGGGTTACCGATGGCGGTGCGCTGGTTGAAGACGGCAGCGTGACCCTCGAACTGCCGCACCGCCTGGCCCTCGTCGGCGGCGCGCAGCTGCACGCCGGCCGTGGCCAGGGCGAGGTCGCGCCGCTCCTCATTGCTGCGGGTCATCGTCGCCGCCCTCCTCGGGTGGGGTCGGGGTGAGCAGCCGGTGCGCGGCCGCCAGGTGCCGGGCGGCGCGTGCCGCCCGGTCGTCGGGCTCCGCGGGCGCGGGCGTGGCCTGCGCGGCGAGCGGGTCGCTGCCGAGTGGCGCCATGTACAGAG